TATCACCAGCTTGTGGTTTAGATAATCTACCAGACATAGCTGCGCTAAATATATCACCTCTAAAGTTTGTATTTTCAAATCTATTTACTTGAGCGTTTTTATTAGACAAGGCTGTTTGTTGAGCGGCACTTAAACCTCTATTACCTTGCGGAGCATAAGACATAGATGGATCTGATTCTTTGAAGTAACCATAGTCACCAGCTTTGTAATTAGTAAGACCTCTTTCTTTTAGTTGCTTTATGTCATCGTCTGTTAATTCTCTTCTAACAAAACCAAAGCCAGGCGTTTCACCCACTTTATCTTCAGCTTCTTCAAGAGTATACTTTTTATTAGTATCTGGATTTGTACTTTCCATTAGCTGTTCAATATTCATAGAGCTAGTTAATCCGGCATCTTCTCGTATTTTATTTATTTCAGCTAACCTTAACCACGCTTTTTGTTGGTCAGGATCTAATGTAACAAAGTCCTCCATCTTAATATCACCCATTTCTAAGCGTTGTTCCATATAAGCTTTCTTATCTCTAGGTGGTAAAGCATATAAACCAGCTAATCTTCCCTCTAATTGTTTTTCTAAAGCCTTGTCTATGCCTTTCATATCTATAAATTCAGAAGCAACTAAAGTTCTAACTTTACCAGCAGCTGTACGTATGGTATCTCCAACAGGCGTCCAAGCTGTTTTAAAACTAGCTGTTATTTCACCTTTTGATTTATCTAGTATATTAGCATCTACCAAAGTTTGATTTCCATCAGTGGCTGGTTCAGTTGCTTTTAATAACTGACCGTCCCAGTTTTTCATGTTTTTCTTCCACGTAAAAGTAACACTACCATCGTCATTTATTTTATATACATTATTAGCATCTTTGTTTTTAGCCTTTGTTAACCAACCCTCTTCTCCTAAACCACCTTTTAATATTTCAGAACCTTTTGCAACTGTAGTTACAACTTCTACAACTCTATCACCGTTACTTAATCTCCTGTAATCTTTGCTATCAACAGTCGTTCCTTCAGCTGAAATGTTCGATAAACCAAAAGCTGCTAGTTGAGTACCTAGTTGTTCTTGAAAATTACCACCTTCCCAGTTTGATTCACGACCTGGACCTGGCCCATCTTTATATAATTCTACATCTTGTACGTCTGATAATATTATACCAGCATCGTCTTGTAGATCTCTTAAGTTTTTATTTGCAGCAGAAACTATATCACTATAATCTTTTCTTTGTTCTTTTGTTAAACCTCCTCTAGTTTCTAAAATAGTTTTAGCTTCTATAGATCCCATTACATAATCATCGTCACCAGGTTTACCAACACCCTCCATTAATCTAACTTGTATTGCTTTAGCTTTATCTATTATAGAGTTTTCTAAACCAGCGTCTTCAACATCCTCATATATCTGGTCAGCAGATTCGTAAGCTTTTAACGAAGCTTTGTTCCAAGCTAAATCAAATACATCTTGTTTTTTCTTAGCTATTTCAGCGTTTTTAATTTTAAAATCTACATAATTCTGATAACCTGTAACTACAGCTTGACTGACTTGCTGTGCTGCTGCCGCCCAACCTAGAGCTGATTTATCGTTTATTAATTTAGGATTGTCGTATGCACTCATAGTAATTATTTTTTATGCTGTTGCAGCTTTATAATTTAAACCAGCTGAAGCCATGCTTGCTACACCTGATATAGCAGATCCCCATGCTCCAGCCTCAGCTTGCGCCGCGTTGGATTGGGCTTGCATAGCGTTAGCTAGATTACCAGCTTCATACCCTAAGTCTGCATTAGACCTAGCTTCTTCCATTTGCATTTGGAAAGTCTTGCCAGCTGCTTCACCAGCTTGTAATCTTTGACCTTCTGATATTGCTATACCTTGTAGTCTCTGTTCCTCTGAAACTTTCATAGCTTGAAGTGATGCTTCACCTTGTGCTCTTAGTTGTTCGTTCTTAGCTTCTTGAGCTTCAATATCTGCAGCAACACCTTTTTTGCTTGCTAAAGCGGCTTGAGCTAAAGCAGTCGCGCCACCAGCACCAGCACCTGTAGATTTTATTGTGTCTAACGTATTTGCTAAAGCTATATCAGCTTGTTCCATTTTAATCTCTGCAGCTTGCGTTGCTACGCCTAAACTAGAGAATGGATTATTCATCATACCTGACAAGTTTTCAGCTAACCCAGATAGATTAACTTGATTTGCATAAGGATTAACTATATCAACTCTAGCGGCTTTAATTGCTGCTATCTCTGCTCTAGCTCTACGAGCATCATTACGAGCTCCTTTACCCGCTTTTCTTGCCTGGTTAGCTGACACTGCTCCTCCAATAAGGGAAACTCCAGCTCCGATTGCTGCTACTGCTGCCATATTATCTTATTTTTTTAATTATTTCATGTGATGGATTTTCATCCACCGTGTACCCTAATTTCTTGTGTTTATCTATTAGACTTTTGCTTCTACCTATACTAAGTATTAATTTAAAACCTCCATCATAAGCCCATTGCTCTAATGAATCTATTAATAATAATATAGCTTGCTCTCTGTCTTTTTTAATTCTATACTTTGGATTTGATATAATCCATTCCATCCAAGCTATTTTTGAATTTGTTCCGTATAAAAAACCTGCTACTATAGGTTCACCTTCTTTTTCTATTATAATTCCACCTGTACCGTTTTCAGGTAACATTTCTTGTGCCAAAGGCTCCCACTCTGGCCAAGACTTCCACCATTCTACGATAGTGCTATAGTCTTTTTCAGTTAGTCTTCTTGCTGTTAATTTCATTTAATTGTATTTGATTAATAAGATGATCTATTGAATTCGCTAGAAACTGCGAATAATTCTCTTTGTGCTGACTGGTTTGCTGTTGGAACAGTAAACTTTACTTCAGAAGTAAAACCTTTAACGCCTGTTACAGCTTGTCCAAATAAAACCTCACCTTGCTGTACAGCTGTTAGGTTTAATAAATTAGCAAAATATTTATTTTCTTTTCTTTTAAAATTATTAGTAAACAAAGATGTTTGTAAGTCAGCTAGTGTTGTTGGTAGTTGGTATTCTGATATTTGTAAAGCAACATCTTGATCAGTTGTCAATGACTCCATAATCCAACCACCACTACCTTCATAGTTAATAGTATTAAAGTTTTTAACAACTGAAGGTGATGGATTAAGCACTAAATTAACACTAGACGTGTAAGTTGTATTATAAAACTGAGCTCTGTTTACGCTCGTAGAATAATGCTGCCATATTTCACCTTCATAATAAGTGTATAGATTATTTCTTAAACTACCTATAGCATCTGGAAAATAATCAAATCTACTAGTCCAACCTTTTACCGCTTCATCAAAAGCAACAGTTTCAGGATCAAAACCATTTTTAACTAAACCTTCAGCTCCACCTATAGAAACAATGTATTGCTTATTATGCATGTCATAACCGCCGACTATTGGTAAACTACCTGCGCCAGCTAAGTTATCTCTAAAGAAATCAATCATACCATACATAGATATTTCAGTAATACCGTCTTGTGATAATCTTAATATTAGATTTTTAGTTCTATCTGCAAAGTATTTTCTATATCCAAATACACCAAAGCTTTCTGGGTTTGTACTTATTCCGTATTCACCAGCGTAAGGTACTATACCGCCTATTACTACATTTGAAGCCGCTTGTAATGGTTGACCTTCTTGAGTATATATAGCGTCTTTATCTATAAGTGCTTTACTTACTTTTAATTCTTGAAATATAATTAAGTTAGTATCTTCTGCGTAAAGTTTTTGTATAGAGCCATAAGATGGGTCTACGCTTCTACTGATATTTTCTGCTACAGAAAACTGATTAGTATTGTTAACACCCGTTCTAGAATTAAAAACTCCAGAATATATCATAGAATTAAATCTATTGTTTTGAGAGGCGTTATCTTCTACTAAGTAGGCTTTTACACCTAAATCTACATTTGTATTATTGTAACCTCCTCTTATCCTAGCTTCTTCAGCATACCAGTCTGATGGATCACTTGAATAAACTCTAGGTATTTCAGTAAACAATTCAATAGGACCAAAAATTAAAACATCAGTAGCCGTTAAATTAACAGCTCTAGATAAAGTAACTGTGTAAGGTGATGCGCTCATTGAAGAAGATATCAAATAAACTCTACTTGGAAATCCTACCACATCAACCCCGTTTGCATCTTTAGCATAAACTCTTTGTCCATAACCTAAGTCAGGAACGTAAGTAGTAATTGTTTGAGTAACACTATCAGCATCTACACTTATTATACCCGTATTAGGTCTAACCTCTGCTATAGAATCCATCTTCTTTATCCAAAAAGAGTTAAAATAGTTTATTTCAATAGTTGCCGCCATATTATATTATCACTTATTTTTTTAATTTATTACGTACAAACTGCACTTTGAACACCTGACATTGAGGCTTCTCTTAATACCGGTATACCTTGCACTTGTTGATCAGTACCACGTACGTCAGGATATCCATCAAATCTTTGTGCCAAAATAACAGTTGCTGAATCAGCCGCATAGGGACTGTATGTTGTATAACCATTCACTAGTTCACCAGATGCGCTAAATTTTCCTTTATAAACTACTTTACTACCAGTTTTGTGGTTATAAGGCTCCCACTCATTCGTATTGATATTAAAATCCCAATTAGCAATAAATGGATTTGTACATACAGCACTTACAGAACCTAATACGCTCCAATACCCTACTCCTGCTTGACAACTTGAGCCTGTGCATTTTTCTTGTTGAATTAAACCTCCTTCAAAAGTGTGATACAGACCTCCTTGTACACCAGAATTTGGTTCCCATGGGGTTAATAAAGTTGAATCACTAAAAAACTGCCTAACAGTATTACCATATTTTGCATGAGCATACACTGTCTCTGGGGTTCCTATTGGTAAAAGATTTACATTTGGAAATGAGCTAGTTGATCCACCGTCTCTTTGAACTGTATATGGGTAACTATATAAAACACCTTGATCTTGAGCTCCTGACATGTAACTGAAATTAGCATCTTCGGCTGTTATAGAAACATAACCTTGATACGCGCCTTGAACGCCGTAACCTGAGTCACACGCACAGCAACCAGAAGCTGAGATTTGAGTACCATTACCCTGAGTTACTTTTACAGCTATAAAGTATTCACCAGGTAATTGATTTGCATCTATATATATTATACCTTTTGTTAATGCTTGGTTAGAATTCGTGCTGGCAGATCTAGTAAATACATTAGCTTGTAAATTAAAAGCTGGTGAATTAGAAATAGCAGTGGTAGTAGACGCGTTATTAGCGTCGCCTATTTCAACCCAAGAGTTTTGATTTGGCGTATTTGTATCAACTGCTCTATGGAATATTCTAATATATTGAATTTCAGCATAATTTTCTCTTTGTCCACCAGCACCACCAGCTGAAGGACAATCCATTATATTTTCTAAATTTATTTCTACAATCATAGCACCACTTGTTAATGCTACAGGTGTTAAACCAGCGGTTGTGTCACCTCCTACAAGTTCAACTGAATTATATCTATCATAAGTACCTGTTCCAAGAGATGGTGCTTGATTATTAGGTCCATTTGCAATAATTGGCGCGTTACCAACACCGTTTTGTCTTGGGCCAAAATAATAACCACCAATACCAAAAAACGTATCACCTGAACCACCGGGTCCCACTGGATTTATTGCAACGCCTGTACCAGCGCTGTTAGTAGAAGGATCAATAACACTTGGTGAAAAGCCCATATTCCAGCAAGAAAATCCACTTGTGCTAGCGCAATTGGTAGAACCTGGCTTAAACTCTTGTGTCCAAATATTTTCGCTACTGGTAAAGTTTCCTTGATAATAAGGTGGAACCATTTCAGGACCTACTGTTATTGTGAATGAGCACGTTGTTTGCATTGTTGCGTACTCAGGCACTGCATTAGTGAGAGGACCACCAGTGCTAGTTAAATACGCATCTCTTACTCTAACTGTTAAAGGGTAAACTCCTAAAGGAACATTTTGACCTAAGGTTTGATTTAAAGTAAGTACACCAGTCAAACCATCTAATACAAAATAATTATCACCAAAGTCTGTTACTTGGTCCGTAGTTATATCAAAAAACAAATCTGTTGCTGCTGAGCTAGTTAGTGTTGTCCCGTTAACTGCATCAAAATCTATAACAGTACCTGTTTCTGTTTGACTAGTTACAGTTATATAATCACTACAGTTAGCAAGTGAGAATGAAGGTGCAAAGTTTTGTAGTCTACCAGGGAAAGTTCTTGTTGTTACTTCTCCATTATAAGTTATAGCTAAAGAGAAAGTAAAACTTTCTACAGTTGCCGCTGAATTTAAAAAAGCGTGATTGCTGGTTATAAACTTAACTCTATAACCACCTGCTTCTTGCTGTGAAGATTGAGGCACTTGTTCTAATTGAAAATCACCAGAAACATTATCACCAGCAAGATTTGTAACAGTCATAACTGCTGTTGTGTTCGTAAGATTTACACCTGTATTATTACGAGGGTAAAATATATCTGTTATCCAGGGTGAATTTGATGCACCTGTAGCACCAGTTAGTATGTTGTTATCAGCTCCATCAAAGTTTTGATTTTCTATAAATTCAAAACCTACAGCTGAAAAACCACCTGGCGCATCTGATCCAGCTTCTACATCTTGATTGATGTCTGAAATATAATTCCAACCAGTTGTGCTTTCCCAAAAAATATCTAACAATGAATCTACTGGCGCTGTTTCATATATACTCAACCAAGGGACCATGTCAGCGGCTATAACACCTAGCTTTTGATTAGTAGAAAATCTAGCCACAATAGGGTTTGTTTCTAGTTGGTACAAGTTTCTAGCCGCGCTACCATTAAAATTATCTACTGAATATTGATAAAAACCTAAGTCATCTGCAGTACCTACTGTAGAGGCAATATCAGGTTTTTGCGTAGGGTAATACTGTTCGTTATCACCGTACTCTATTATTATATTATCAGCGTCTGCTTTAATAGCACCACCTGGACTAAATGTAACTGTTGTTTCATCTGCAACCGCATCATACTCTACCTTAGTAATAAGAGTTGCGTTAGAAAAGAACTGAGGATCTTGATAAGCAGGAGGGTTACTAGTTGGTGTACAGTCTGGGTATTGCACTTCACATTTACCCATTAACAAGGCCATACCTGGTTCTAATGCTTTTTCTTGACCCGTGCAAGAACCTGTTGGGCAAAATACCGTTGTGTTTGTAGGATCATTTACACCAGTGAATTTAATTTCATTTACTTGATCAGCACCAGGACCAGCAGGTGAACCACCAGAATGACTCCAGTTTGTTATATTAAATTTACCCTCGTAGTTGTTTACTCTACCAAATAGTTCTACACTACTTCTATATTGTTTTTGATCAGGTCCTACTTCAGATAAATCTCTAGGTATTTTATTTATATTATCGTTTATTAAAACAGCGTGAGCAGTATCATCTAATTCACCACCTGGAAATAAAATTTCATTTATACCATTAGCGTTTGCTGCATAAGAATAAGCGTCACCTGCTGTGTCTGTGCCTACCACATATTGAATTTCGCTACCTTGAGTCATTTGCTCAGGATATCCATCTAAAAACCCAGGTAGATATGCATTATAATAATCTTGTTCTCTTTGTTTAACTACTATTTTATAAGAATACCAACCTAATGGATTTATAGAATATGCAAACTTAGTATCAGTATCTGTATTTTCTATTAAATATAAATAATAACTGTTCGGCTTATCAAGCGTTGTAATGCTAGTTACCCCTGCCGCGCTACTAATACTTAGTATTTGAGTGTAGTCTACATATTCACCTCTTAAATACATGTCTGTTGTAGGTAAAGAACCTATAGTTGGTGTAGAGAAGCTTAATGTCCACCTATTAGTACCTGCGTTGTAAGTTAAAGAATCATTAGTGCTGTTGTCTACAACCCAAGATGTTTGAGGTTCTCCATATATACCTGGAGCACCCGTAGCTAAATTACGGTCTGAAGATCCTATTGTAAAATCACCTATTGTTTGATTTAATAAAAGCAAAGCTGCATCACCAAACCAAGACTTTACATCTAGCGAGTCATTAGCATCATAATATGGGTGAAAAACAGTTGACCCACCAAATATAGTACTACCCTGAGCCGAGGAAAGCGTGTCGTATGTAGATAGAATAACTGAAGATTGTCTTCCAAATTTATCTGCCAAAACAAAACCTATTTGATAAGTTCTGTTTTGTTTTATTGTGTGATTAGGATATTCTGCCCAAGAAGTATATAAGTCATTTTTTTCTTGAACCGTACAGTTATAGTCAAGTGTATTGTAGGGTGTGTGTTTGTCTTTAAAATTACCATATATAACTCTATTACCAGCAATAGATTGAGCTAACGCTCTAACTGGTACTTTGTCATAAACTCTAGTTGTTTGTCCTTCAGTAAGTGTTTTATATGGTTTTTCAGATTGATATTCATAAACATAAACCTCCTCGTCCATTTCAGCTGCCATAGTAGTACCTGATATAGTCTTTAAAACTTTAACTACTAAGCCATTTGATTCTTTATATAGTATGTCTATATTTTGTATTTTATATTCTGTAAGAACATTCTTAGAAACACTACCTCCTAAGTTTACATTTGTACCAACTCCGGGTAAAGATATTCTTAATTTAACGTTATCTACATTGTTTTCAAACCATTTAACAATAGTACTTTCATAAGCCTGTGTTTCATTTCCGTTTAGAAAAAATCCAGATTGTTGAGGTATAAATGCTATCTGAGTAAAAGGAGACATTAAAGAATACTCACCATCATCAAATTGAAATCTATATGCAAACCTAACATACTTATCTTCTAAATATCTAGGATCACCAGGCCAACTAGTGTCATCACTTTCGTTTGTCATTGTGGTTTCAATAAACCTAAGTCTTTGCCCGACAACAACAGCGGTAGAAGGATCTGCATTAATAGTTACTGTATTTGTAGTTGTATCTATAGCTGTCACTCTTATGTACTCACTACCAAGTATGCTTTCTGATCCTACATTTTGAGCAGCATTAGAAACTACAAACATATCAACAGATATACCAGTAACTGTTTCTAATATAAAATTCTTAGTATTTGTAACTGTTATAACAGTAGTGTCTACTTCCTTGTAAAGCTCAGGAGCTTTTTGTGGCATGTACTTAGCGACAGATATTTGACTTTCCTCGGTGTAGTAATTAGGATTACCTATAGCTGTTGTTACATTTATTTTTCTAGGTTGATTTCTATTGTCTGTCCAAAACAATAAATCTTCTACTAAATTTATTCCTGTAACTTGCCAGCATCTATTTTTAGCAAAATTTAAAAACTTGCCTTGAACTAAGGTACTATAAGTGTTATTGTTAAGATCAAAAACAGTTATTTTCATTTCTACAGCTGTAGATGCTGATGGGTAATTTACGGTTTGGCAAGTTGCATCTGCGTCTGTGTAGTCTGTTAATATTTGAAATATTCTATTGCCAACTTCATCTTCAAACTTACCTATACATTTTAAATTAGCATTGCTAGAGGCTGTAGCCGCTATTAAAGAATTACCTAATATATTCTCAAGCGAACCAACATCATTGTCTTCTGATCTACCTACAGATATATTCAGAGCATCTCTATATTCACCGTTAGGTAATATTCTATCATCAAGATCTTTATTCATCTTGGATTTTAGAAAAGTATTTTTAGCTTCTGCCATGTATTAATTTTTAAATTTTCCGTCTGGTAAATATTTTTTTAATCTATCTAATATTTTAGTGCTAGTGTTTTTAGAAAACAAAGATCCAAGTGAACCTACAAAATTATTAGTTGCATCTTCTACTGATTCTAAAATAGGTCTGCCTTCTCTTATATTTTGAGCTTCATGAATTAATCCACCTACATTAGAACCTACTATACCAGCTACTCTTTTTGTAATAGGACCAAGATACTTAAGTTTATTTTGTATTGCTCTAGAAGTTTGATCACCAGCAAAATAATGTCTAGCCGTATCGCCGTGCTCAAAAGAGTTTTGCTCTTCCATTAAACCATCTTTGTCTGGAGTAATACTTAAATACTCATCAGTTCTTTGTCTTGCTTTTTCTTGTGGAAAGTTTAAAACCTCTTCAGCTTTATGTTCTATGTTTGACAAAGCATTAGACTGGTTTGGTGGATCTTGTTTGTTAATAGGGTTTTTACCCGTAAATTTTGATGAAAAACTCATGTGACTTAATGTTTAATCCATTTAGATTTACCTCTCATTACTTGTACTATTTCTTCAAGCTTTATATTAGATAATCTTATTTTTGCGTTTCGCAATTTTGAACTCTTGTCTTTTCTTAGTCTTTGAACTACATACTCTTGTTGGTTTGCTCTAGTAGATATTATAGAATAAAGTATATAAGCGTACATTGCCTCTTCAGCAAGCTTAGGTAGCTTAGTGTCTAAATCAGTAGCTAAGCCGTCTGATATGTATTCTAAAACAATTAACTTGTCTTTTAAGTTTGCTGAAAAAGATACTTTACCTTCTCTTTCGTTCATATTAAACCAGCCATTGTACTGTGAATACTGAGGATCCATTCCATACATTTGACCTCTTGTTGCACCAAAGAAAGAACCTGGGTAGTCCCAGTTGTAAGCCCATAAATCATTAGTGAAATCTTGCATTGTCCAACTACCGTTTATTAACTTGTCATTAGCACTATGCCACCTTTCTTGAACTATAGATGTTCCTTCTAAATCATTACCAAAATTATCTTGTGTGGGTATTCCTTGACTATCTTGTAGCTGAGTGTTGAAAGGACTTATTGTTAAATTATTAGCTGGGTATATAGGCCTTTTTACTCCTTGCCCATCGATCCAAGACATACCTACATAATTAACGTAGTCTTGAGGGAGAACAAGAGTTAAACCCTCTGGTATTGTTAACTCAGAAGATTTAATACTTTTTAAAGTATCATAACTAAATTCTTGCATACCTCTTTTTGCATGAAAAATAACATCTGTTCTTTTAGCATCTGGTAATAATTTACCAGTGCCAACATATCCTACCAAAAAGTTATTTACTATATCAACTAGTTTTACATATTTATAACTACCATAATTATCTTCTACGGCTTGACCATATGCTTTTTCAGCAGGTGTAGAGCCATATTTACCACCATCTAATATTTTTAATTGAACTACTATATACAGACCATTAGCAGGTATTGCATTAGCCGGAAAGACAATTGAATTACCTGAAATAGAAAACTCTGTAATGTATTCAGACCAAGATCCAGGAAAACCACTTGTACTAGTATACACTTTAAAATTATTTAACGCGTAGTTTTCAGCACTAGGATTCCAATTGCCTAAATATAAGTCAGTATCAAAAGTTGTAGGAAAAGTTCTATTAGCCCCATCACCTACAAAACCTTCAGCACCTTGGTAGTATTGTTGACCAGTTTCGTTTAGTAATCCGTTATTTGGAGGTTGTATAGCCATGTTTTATATTTTTTCGTTTTGATTATCCATAGCAACTTGTTGAGCCGCGCTTTGTATTAATTGTGGATCTTTAACTATGACACCAGCATACATTAATATTCTTAGCACTATTTCAGTTTGCTCTGTTGGATGTAATTCAAAGTTTACAGAACTACCAGCGTTGTAAATGTATTGATAAGCTGGAGCTGTTGCTGTAAAATTCCACATTGGATTTAGTGGTTTTCTTAAGTACGTACAAGACAAGTCACTTTGTATAGTTGATGGTGATACAAATATCTGTCTATCTTTATATCTATAAACAGGAAAAGAAGTAGATGGTTTTGTTATAGGTGATAAATTTAGTTCTAATAATTCGTTAGGTTGAACATATTGAACAGGTGTTTCATCTTTGTGTATAACAGTTCCTAGTTTGTAAAAATCAAACTCATTTACTGTTAATATTAAAGCTCTACCAGCTGTAGGTACATTAGTTAAACTAAGCGTAAGACCAGATATAGTCCAGTCAGTAAATTCAGCTAAAGGTTGTTGAACACCGTTTGCATCTTCTAACGTAACGCTTGGTTGCCCAGCGTCTAATTCATCTGCAGTAATAGTAGTTATTATATACTGCTGAGCTGTAGTTGTATTGAATGTTTGAGATGTGGTAGTACCTGATACTGTTGGTACACCGAAATAAGGACCTACGTAAGGACACGTGCCTGATTCTTGGAAGAGCGCAATTTTTTCTTGCGTATTTTTTATACGATCTGAGTATTCAGAGTCGTTGTCTGGCACACGTAATTGTTGATTTAAATCTTCAAAATAAGACTCGAATATTTCAAGCTGCACTTGTGCGCCTATTCTATTAAATTCATCAGGAGTTAAATATCCCCTTTGTTCTTTATTGAGAATAAGTAAAACTGTTTGATAAACTTGATTTACGTTTATTGCCATTGTATATTTTTTTTTAATAATTAGGTGACCACAAAGTGATCACCCATTATTATAATCACCTGTTAAATCATTTTTTTCTCTATTGATTTAAATACTTCTACACCTTCGTCTGTTTTTAAATAAGCAGCAAAAGCTGAATAAGGATTTTCATCAAACGGAACGTTCATTAGTTTTCTACCGTTAGACGCCCAGGATATTTGCCTTTGATCTTGAGACAATAAAATTATTCCAAGTTCAGCTGATCTAACCGCAAAGTTTCTTAACATTACGTTTTCGTCATTAGCTAAATCTAAGAATAACTTAGGATTGTTTTTAGCAAATATTAATAAATCTCTTTTAAGTTCTTTAGAACTCATCTTATTAACTTTAGAGCCAATCTCTACTCTCATGATTGCTTCAGCTTGATCTATTTCTATTTCTCTAGCAGCATTTAATGCATCTATTTCTATATTTAAATCAGCTAATTGATCTTGAGCGATTGCTTGAGGTTTGTGTTCTAGGTATTTTCTACCTAATAAAGGGTGATATATAGATAACATTTTTTGCAAAGCTTGTTGTTCTTTTGGAACTTGCAAGATGCCATCAGTAAAAGATATATGCCCCATTGTTGCTTCACCTTTTTGTTCATCTACGAATACTGACGATTGATTTGTAGCATATCTTAATTCTCTTTGAGATCCTGTTTCCTCGTCAAACCATAGTAAAGCATGCTTTTTTGTATGCTTGCTAGGTATTGTTAGTGTTAGTGGTGAAGAGTTATCTTTTAAAAAATATCTTCTATCTTTTATTTCCCAACCAGTTTGTTGGATTTTTTCTTTTTTTGCCATGATATAATATAATAAAATTAATAAAGGTAATAATTACCCCCGTTGATATAACGAGGGTAAGAATTACATTAATGTACTAGATACCTTTGAATAATACAAAGTTGTTTCTAGCTTGAGTTACTAAACATCTTTCAGATAAGAAGTTAACTTCCATTGCATCTAACGTAGAAGTAAACGCACCACCAACTGAACCAGTTAGCCATGATTTCATTCTTCTGTCATCAGCTTGAGAAGCTCTGTATCTTACGTGTAAGAAAGGACGTCTAATGTTTGTACCTAAGATTTGGTCATAAACAGTAGAAGTACCTGCAGGAACTAATACTCCTTCAATTGAAGCAGGACCAGTCATTGCACCACGCGTTGAAGCGTCGTTTAAGTATTTCCAATCTGTCTTATAGAAATCATAAGAACCTCTACGGAATCCTGAGAATCCTAAGTTCAATGCCATTTCTTCAGAGTTTTCGAAAAGACCAAAAGCAGTACCACCTGCATAACCTCCAGATATAGAAGCTAACATATCGTCAAAATCAAGAGCAGTGTTTCTGTTCAAGAATAACATGTTTTCTTCAATAGCTCCTTGAGTATCTAGGTTTTTAAGTATTGCATCAAAAGCGTCGATACCAGCAGCAGCAGTAAATCCTACTTCTACGTTACCTCCATTTTGAATAGCAGCAAATAAACCTTCAGTACCAATGATACCTACACCAGCAGCTCCAGCAATAGGAGATACAGCAGCGTTTTTAAGTTCACCTTCAACCATAGACATTTCTAAGTAATCTTCGAAACGTAGTCTAGTTTCAGACTCAGCTTTTAAATACCATAAGTAACCACCTGTTCCATCTTCAGTAGCAACTTCTACCCAACCGATCTGAGCAGTGTCAGAACCATTGATAGAATATTGGCTTCTAATGATAATAGGATTGTTGCTAAAAGTAGTAAACGCAGGGTTTACAGTAACCATAGGGTTAGCAGCTCCAATCGCGTTTGCACCAAGTGCAGCAGCAGGTTGAATCGTGCTCTGTCCTTTTTGGAAATCAGAACCGTATACAAATACTTTCACTAAACCAGTTAAACCAGCTAAGCTAGCAGCAGTATAAGGTTGTACAGATATAAGACCATTTGCGCCATTTGAAGCATCTACGAAACATTTTAATTCACCACCAAAGTCGTCCATAACGACAACTGTTGCAGCTGGAGAAACAACGTTTGATACTTGCGTATTTGCACCACCATTAGTTATATCAATACCTAGATTAGCAACACCAGCAGCATTAGCAGTGATCGCGCAATCAGCGTAAGATATATGTAATCTATTTTGTTCAGACCAAATTACTTGATCAGAAGTCATAGGCATTTCAGCGCCTACCATTCTTAAAAATCCGGATAACGTTCTGTTACCGTATCTTTCTACTTCAGCTTCGTAAAGCTCTGGTAAATATTGCTGAGCAAAATTTCCACCAGCAGCACCATCGAATGTAAGATAGTTCTGTTGAAGTAATTGTTGAGTTTGAGAAGGTACTATACTTCCAAACTGTGGGGATAAAGCCATAATTTTTAATTTTAATTAGTTAAACTTTTTTGTTTTTATTTTTAATTTTGATGAATCTAAACCACTAATCGACTTTACTTTTAATCCATTTATAAAAACATTTCCATCGGCAACTTGCCTAGGTCCGTCTTGTGCTGGATTTTTAGAATTTGTAATAACACCTTTGATGCCATCAGCTTTTCCTTGTTCATAAAAATGATGAGCTAGTTTATCAGCATTCATTGCAGCATACATAGCCTTGTGATACCCACTTGGATCTGTCATATTTCCGTCTTTGTCTAAATACTTACTTACGAAATTCTGAACATCCACTTGAGTTTCACCTACCTTAGCCGGGTCTTTAACACCGTATCTAAATTTCTTATCCCCCACATTAAAATCAAAACCTTTGAATTCTTTATTGAATAATTTTTTAGTACGATCTCTAAAATCACCGTGTTGTGCTTGAGCTTTTTCTTGCTGCTCTTTATATCGGTCATAAAAGCTTAACGCCTCTTGTTGCTCTTGAGTTACGCCCGGTCTCAACTTGATCTCGTCGTAATATTTACTCTTAGAACTTTCTAAGTATTGTTTTGCTTTTGCAACTTCTTCCTTATAAGCGAGTTTCTTTTTACGTATAGCTCGCTCTTCATCTACATCCTCATCATACTTAAAATTATCTTCCATTAAGAAAGCTATTTCTTCTAAGTCTAAGTGTGGTTTGGATTTAAGATAATATTCTTTTAAAACCTCTGAACTATTAAGTTTAGAGTAATCTTTGTTTAATGCCACGTAGTCTTCTACGCTTCCACCTGTTTCTTCCATAAAAGAAACTAGTTTTTCTACATTTTCCGGTAAAGGTTTTCCTAAGACCTGTTGATCTCTTACAGCTTCTTGAGCCTCTTGTTTAACCTCTTTAACTTCTTCATCGGTTATTTCTTGGAGTGGGGTGACTTCTTCAACAACCTCGCTGGGCTCTTGTATTTGTTTGTCCACTTCAACCAAATCTCCGGTTTGTTTTTCTTCAGGAACATTTCCTGTTTCTCCGATACGAATGGCATTGTCTTCTTTTGGTATTTCAACCTTTACAACATCTGGTATAATTTCACCTGTTGCTTCTGGTTTTGTTAAATCTACTTTTACAGGATCATTACCGCTAAGGTGTCCTAAGTTTTTTGGTGTTTTTTTCTTTTTAATTTTAAAATCACCTTCTTGTTTGACCTCTTCGGTCTTTGTGTTTTCTGACATAATATAATATAATTAAATAATTAAATAATTAAACTTTAGGCATTAACTCTTCTATGTTAAACCCTAGGTTGTTTTCTCCTGTACTTTCAAAATCAACAGGATTAGAGTCATTTTGTCTCTGTTGTATCAATTTACTCTGTTGAGTACCTTGCATTTTTAATCTTTTATCTTTACGATCTTCAATTTCTTTTTCCTTAGAACCTTCAGCTCCTGTTTTTATTTGAGCTAATTGAAACTGATAACCATACTCTTGTTGCATTAGCTTAGCTTTTATTTGCATTTCAGTTTCCATTCTACTTATTTCAAATTGAGACTTAGCTTGTTCTATACTTACTTTCTGCTGAGTTAAAGCTGCTTGTTTTTGAGTTTCTGCTAACGCAGTTTGCTCTGCTGTCTTAGCTGCAGCTTCACCTTGAGCAGCTATCATTCTTTCTTGATTTGCTCTTTCTCTAGCTAGTTTCTTTTTACGTTTTTGTTTTAGTAATTGATTTGCTAGCTTTAAATTTTTAATTTGACGAATATCAATTGCGTCTTCTAAATCAATACCTCCAGACTGCAAAGCAACCTGTATATTTTGTTCTAACTGTGCTTTCTCTTCATCGTCAGGTTCTAACTCTAAGAATATACCAAAGTCATGTAGATTTAAATTAGATATTTCTCTTAATGTTTCTACATTATATATAGATATACCTTCTATCAAAGCGTTAGCTGTTAAAGGATAGCTTAAAGCATCTGCTAGTTTAAGAGATATATTTTCACATATTTTTAAAGCAATATATAAACTACCTTGATTTATATGTTTTGTGGCTATGTTAGATTGGTTTGCTGCCATTTTAGCAAGACCTACTAAAGCGTCTTTATCAGGTAAACTACCATCTCTAGCTTCATTAAGACCTGTCACGTCACGTATCATTTGTAAATAGTATTGATACGTTTGTATTAGTGCAGCTAGTTTTTGACCGCCTGCAGATGACTGTAATTCTTGAATAGGTACTTTACCTCTATTAGGATCACCATCTTGTGTAAGTGATCTACCAACAATAGAACCAGTTTGAAAATACATATTTAATGCTTCTGCTGGATTGTAATTTGTACCATTACCTAAATCAACCTCTGCTAGACCGTCCATGTCTAAGAATACACCGTCTGGCACCATCCTAGCTAATACTTGTTGCATTTTTAAATGCGTTAACTGTATCATGTCTGCAAAACCTGTACATCTACTTACAATAGATTCTATTCTACCTTTGTACATTCTTGGTGCAACTATAGAATAATTCATTTCTACTTTAGTAGTATCAGCGGCTGGTCTTGTCATATTTTCTGCAAGTTCCCACTTAAGCATTGTATTTGTTCCTAATACTTTAGCTCCAGTGTATAATACTTCTATACTTCTACCGACTCTTTCAAATCCATCATTTGGTGGAGGATTAAATTCATCTGTTTTTTCTATTATTTTCTCTAATCCGTTTTCAGTTCTTTTTAATTTAAAAACTTGATTCATGTAAGTTTTATATTCAAAATACATTACTTGAACCGTGTTGTTGTCATAGTTGCCCCAGCCAGTTATATATTGTCTATTACCAGGCATTTCTTGAATTCTTTGTAATTCTTCTTCTGGAATATTAGGAAACTGTTTTTTAAGCTCTGGTATAGTTATTGATTTAACTTCACCGACATAGTATATGTCTTGAAAATTAGGATCTTCTGTGTAAGAATATACTAAATAAGAAGGATCAACGTAGTCTAAAGTTATACCATTAGCTACATTAAAATTAGTTTTAGCACACGCTATTCCGCATACAACAAGGTCTTCATTTAATCTTCTTTTAGTAAGCTCCCATTTATTTTTAGCTAAAGTCTGTGTTATAGCTTCTTCTTCCGCTATTTCAATAGCTTGCTTATAACTTAACTGTAAATGTAATTCTAATTCTTCTTTTGTTTCTGGTAAATCTGTTGGAGGAATACTAGTTCTTTGTAATTGAACTCCTAGTAGATCTTCTGCAGCTTGCATTTGTTCTTTAGCAAACATATCTTCCGCAACAGCAGTTGCATACATAGTTCTTTTCTTTACAGAAGCAGGATCTTGAGAATAAGCTTTTATGTCGTATTCTTTACTAGATATACCGTTTACAACAATATCAACAAACTTAGATAATATAGGAACTGGTTTCCAGTCTAGATTTAAGTAGCTTAAGTCACCGTTTATTGATAGTTCGTCTTTGTATTTTTGAACAGGTTGTTCACCTCTAGCATATAATCTTAAATGATGAAAATTATTAAAACTAGTAAGATATCTATTACCATTAGTTCGGCCTTGATTAAACCACTCTGTCTCAATAGCTTGCGCCACTTGTGAACCATATTCTAACGAAGCTTTTTCATAATCCGGTACTACCTGACTAGGAAAGGCGCTATTTGAGTTAGTGTACATTTTCATTTATTCAATTATTTTTGACATTGTTCCTTTATTATTATATCTTTTAAAACCAAGATCATAAGTTTTTCTTGTAATTGTAGGTATGGGTCTATATTTATTTTTATTGCAGGCCATTATTGCTAAGCCAGAACTTATAGAAGCATCGTGTTTTGTTCTGTTATTTATATTAAATTTAGACCAATCGTTTAATGTTCTTTGAAAGTAAATATCTCCGTATGTTCCATTTTGTTTTAAACCTACAAAATCTTCTATATATGATTCTATAGCAGCTGCGTGAGCTTGCTTAATATCTTCTGATGAATTAGGTATTCCACCTATCTCTCTTTCTGTAATAGATAGTTTTAATTTATCTGGTCTATTCATTGCAAAACCTCTGTAACCTCTTCTTTTAAAATGATACAGTAATCTGGGTTTGTTATTTTCTGCTAGTATAGGCATGCCATAAAAAATACATGCCATTAAAACATCTTCAAAAAACATTTCAGCAGTTTGAGGTCTTGCTATATATTCTAGAAAAAAATGATTAGCAGGAGCATTTTCCATACTAAACTTAGTTAAACCATGTAAAGATCCATTAGAACCTCTACCGTCAACTGTTCCTGATATATCATAACTATCACAGCCAAAAGCACCCATGTGTTCATTAGCTGGATATTTTATACCTCTCTTTATTATAATGCTATTTTGTTGACTAACATCTGGTACCCATGATAGGTAAAACTTACCGTTATTTTTAGGCGCAAAAAGAACTCTTGTATCTTTTATTCCGTTTTCCCAGTAAAAATCTCCTCTAGTTACTAGTTTTGTTTTGCCAACATCACCGTTATAATCTATTTGCTCGTAAATTTTAGTTAAATTAAACAATGAAGATTTGGCTTCGTCTCTGAAAGCGTGTTCTTCAGTTCTTGGAAATTGTCTATAAAACTCGTTTAAAGCGTCTTGATCTTGCTTTAAACCATCAACTTCGTTTTGCCAATACTCTATTACACCTTGTTTTATTTTGACTCCGTGAGGATCTTCAGCCGGGGTTTTTGGTGTGTCGAATACAGGTACGCCATAAGAATCAATGTATCCTTCGTAGTTCCATTCCATAGGTATGAACAAAGAATAGAGTCCGCTGCGAGTCTGTCCATTGGCGTTTCTTTCTGTAACATCTGAATCATAGTATAGTTTTTTGAAGTTATCACCTCCTTTGTCTAAAGCGTTAGATGTTGATCCCATCATGCACTTTCCAATAATTCTACTACCTAATCTAAGGGTGGTTTTCGTAACACGCCAGTTGTTGAGGATGTTGTTGGGCCTTTCCCATTTACCTGATTCGTCGTGGACGAGGAGTTTAAGTTTCTCCCCATCATAGGCATTGTCTCCCGTGTTTTTCCAATCGATAGTGGTATCGAGTCCCTCAAGATCGGCCGCGGTCTCGTTGGCGATGAGTTTCCTCCTGGTGAACTTGGAGGCCGGTACTCTGTAGGC